GAAGTACCAGACGGCTTTGCCGAAAGGGATTGACGTGGAGTACAGAGAGGTGACGGAAAAATGAAAGAGCTTGTTGCGTTCTTCTTGTTATCTTGGGCGGTTGCTTTTTTGATTATCAACAATTTTAACGATAAGGAGTAAAACATGAAAAAGGTAGCAACTATTATTTCTTCTGTGGTAGCAGCGTTTTTTGTTGCAGTGGTTCTTTTGCTGTGTTTGGAGAGAGTGCCTGTTGGTTATGTAGGCGTTGTTTATTCTGCACGAGGCGTTGAGCAGAACACCTTGTCACAGGGTTGGCACTTTCTTTCTCCCATGAAGCACGTTAGCAAGTTCCCTATCAGTCAGCAGCAGCTTATTTTTTCAGACGACCCAGCAGATTATAACGCAAAAGAACACGCAGATTGGCACATTGATGCCCCCGCAAGCGGTGGAATGGTTGGAGTAAACCTTACCGTAAATTATAACTTCATTCCAGACCGTGTTGTTGAACTTTACAGCCGTTTTAATGGAATGGATGGCGAAACGCTTGTCGAAAGCCGTATTCAGAACAGCATTATCGCCTACGTCAAGGAGGTAACGCCCCAGTTTTCTGTAATGGATATTTATTCTGAAAAGAAAACGGAAGTAAACAACGCAATCACAAATTATTTGAACGAAAAGCTTACAAATGAATACGGAATCAACGTTTCAAGTGCCCTCGTGATTGACGTGGAGCTGGATGACACTTTGACCGAAAAGATTAGAGCAAAAGAACAAGCAAAGCAAGACGCTGAAATCGCTGAACTGAACAAGCAGACTGCTCTTGCACAGGCTGAGACGGACAAGGTGAAGGCTCAGACGGAAGCCGATGTGAAAGTGATCGAAGCACAAGCAGAAGCCGAATCAAACCGTATTGTGTCTGAATCCATTACACCTGAACTGATTCAGATGAAAGAAGCTGAAGCCAGACTGAAGCACGGATGGGTCACTGTCAATGGAGCAGATACCGTTGTAACAAAAGCAGACTAACAGTGAGCATAGAAAGGCAAAGAACATGACTAACGGCGATTTCATTCGCTCTATGACGGACGATGACATCACGGAGAACCTGACACCGGGCATCTGTGAGCTTATCAAACATCGTGACCCGGAGCGTTGCCAGAACCGCGAGCATTGCTTTCATTGTGTCAAGGACTGGCTGAAAGAGAAAAACACAATCATGGTGAGGGCTGACCAATGGGAAAACTGATTGACTTCTCCGACCCATGCCTACGCACGTTCCTGCCTGTCCTCTTGCAAGACCACACGACAGGAAAGAACATCATCTGGGCGACAGACCCGCCGCCTGAGCTTGGTGTTGGCTTTGCAGATGAAATCACGTTGGAACAACTGGACAAGGTTCAGCTTGTTCCTCGTGTGCAGAAACGACTTGCAGACCAAAAGAAGCGCACCAGCAAGAAAGCAGAGGTGTTCACGCCAACATGGGTCTGCGAGAAAATGGCAGACGTTGCTGAAAACGACCTGAAGGGCGAGGATTGGAAGGAATACATAAATAAGACCTGCCTTGAAGTAACCTGTGGCGAAGCACCGTTCCTGACAAGCCGATATGATACCACAACAGGGCATATGATTGCCGTGCCGGACAGAATCGGTCTGCTGGATAGGAAGCTAAATGTTCTGGCAGAGCAGTTCTCTGACTACGATATGTGGATGTGCTGGGCAATTAGCGCCTACGCATCGACATACGGCTATGAGTGGCAGGGAGACAATCTCTTGCTGGCAAGGTGCAACCTGTTCCTGACGCTGGTTGAAAATTTTAGGTATCGGTTTGATGCAAAACGGCTTGAAATCGGCTGTATGCCTATGTTTCTTGATTGCATCGCAGACATCATCTCATGGAATGTTTGGCAGATGGATGGGCTGAAAAAGACCGTACCCGGCACGGATATTCCGTGCAAAATCAAAGACTGGAAAGCCGACAGCGTACTTTTTAGGCTGTTACGCAGACGGTCAGTTCTGGGACGAGATAGGCGAGAGACTGCCGGAAGATGTGACGGTGACGCATTGGATGGCGTTTCCGATGGTATGAGGTGGTATGTGTGGAGAGCAAAATTGTTTGGCATTCTCTTAAAAAAGAAGGATACCCGCCACTGTTTGACAATGGAAATGGCTACTTTTCATCTGGAAGGATTTTGCTGTCTGGGCTGTATTTTGATTTTTTCAAAGGGAAGATAGACAGGACTGTGTCATGCGGAGGACTTGTAAAAGACCTTCGGCATGGAATGCCAGAATTTGATTGGATGAACGATAACGGGTGTTGTTTGCATCACTCAAAAATTGAATATTGGGCGTATATGCCAGAACCGCCTGTGGAGGAACAAATATGACAAACAAAAAGTTTGGCATCATCATTATGGACTTGAGCCTTTTCGACTTTGGGCCGAAGCCACCTTGTGGATACATTAAAGCAAAACATATCCGACCAGCGTACGGCAAAGGCACAAGACCTGTAAAGGCGCATAAGCGAATCACGAGAACGAGAGAGGGGTTCAGAAAATGACAGAACTTAAGAGATGCCCGTTCTGCGGTGCGGAACCGCCGACTGTAAAAGTGATTCATCCACTCAATGTTGACATGGCTAGTTGGGTAGTCTGCGGAAAATGCGGGGTGAGCACTTCTGCAACATTTGGCAAGGAAAAAGCCATCGAAGCATGGAACAAACGCTACAAAGATGATTGAGTATGGACAAAAAACGAGACAGCTTTACATTCCAAAAATATTATTTTGAAGCCATCTCCACACTCAAAAGTAAAGAGAAGTTGGAACTCTACGATGCAATCTGTGCATACGTTTTTGAAGAAAAAGACGCAACTTTGAACTCAAAAAAAGCAGAATCTTGTTTCATTTTGATTAAACATCTGCTCGATGAAGAATCTAAAAGAAGCGATATTGCGTCAAAAGGATGGTCTACACGAAAGTCATCTCATCCTCATGTCATAAATGAGATGAAAGTCAGCTCATCTATGAGTTCAAAGTCAGATGACGATGAACTCACTATATCAACTGACAGTCAGACGAACGTCAAGCCCCTGCCGGAAAGTGCAGTCAAGAAGAAACCTGACATCTTCTCCGACTTTGCTCATGGCGATAAAGCCCTGCTGGAATCCCTGCGAGAGTTCGCACAGATGCGTACAAGAATCAAAAAGCCTATGACAGACCGGGCAAAACAGATGCTCTGCAACAAGCTGGAAAAGTTTGATCAGCATGACTGGAAAGCCATTCTCGACCAGAGCATCTATGCCGGATGGCAGGACATTTACGCATTGAAACAGGATGACCAGTACGAGCAAAGTACGGAGATGGAGTTTCCTAGACTATGACAATGGACGTTCAAACGGTATTTATCGGTGCGCTGATGCTCTGCAAGCCGGGCGTTGTGGATGAAATCATACCAGACCTTGAACTTGACTTGTTCAGGCCTGAGCTGAGAGACGCTTTTGCGGCTGTTCAGGGCTATTGGACGGCTAGGGGTAAGATAGATATAGTCGAGATAAACACGCAGCATCCAGACGTAGCGCAGACGCTCTTGGCGTGTGTACAAACCTGTGAATCAGAGTGTGTACGAATTGACAGAGAGCAAATGCAGCGTTGGGCGCAACTTATCAGAGAACAAGCTGCACTTACTCGTGTGCAAGGTCTGGCATTTCAGATGACCAGCGAGCTTACCGACTATTCTGATCTATCAGACATTTACCAGCAGATGGGCGAAGCAATGAGCCTGAAAGCTGAGGAAGAAGATGCGTGGACATACGAGGATGTGCTGAACGACTATGTACTTCACATGGACGAGAAGCCTGTGTATATCAAGACAGGCCTAGAGCGTCTGGATGAAGCGCTGCACATCTCACCGGGTGATTTCATCATCATCGGTGGCAGACCGTCTGCGGGCAAGACAGCCCTGTCTCTGCAAATAGCAGCAAGCATGGCAAAGCAGGACTATACCGTGTACTATTTCAGCTTAGAAACCAGCAAACGTAAGCTGGGCGCACGTCTGATGGCCAATCAAATATACTGCCCTCTGGACACGGTGAAAAATAAGGCGGTCAGCTTGAATGAGATTGACGGACAGGCAAAGAACATGAAGATGCCCCTATATATCCGCTCCGCTGCCGGAAAGAACGTGGCGTGGATGAAGGCTCAGGCTCTCCGTAAAAAGGCTCAAGTCATCTTCGTAGACTATCTTCAACTCATCCACGAAACAGGCGCAAAGGATAGATATGCCGCCATTACAGCCATATCCATTGCCTTACACGAACTGGCGCAGACCACAGGCATTGTCGTGGTGGCATTAGCACAGCTCAATCGAAACCCATCAAAGCCCGGAGCAACGCCTACTAACTCCGACTTGCGAGAGAGCGGACAGATTGAACAGGACGCAGATGCAATTATCCTTCTGTCCGGCGATAACCCCGACAAGTACCTGTTCCGACTAAGCAAGAACAAGGAAGGCGAGATAGGCGACCTTCCCATTACGTTTAACAAGCAGATTCAACGATTCCAAGAGTACACTTGGATGGATTGAGCACATGGGCTGTCAGCAATGGCAGCCTTTTGCATATACGCGCACAGAAGCCCTACAAACGCTTTTAGCGGTCAGACGGCAAACTTATCGACTGAACACGGAAAACGGCTCTGGCACGGCTCTACGGGGCTGTGAGCGCATTGTAGAGGTCTACGACTATTGTAGGAGGAAAAAATGCAGTACATGACAGCCGATACAAAGGTCAATGGGTACATGGTCTACCCTCGATTCCTCTCGACTATTGGCGTTAGCCCAACAGAGAAAATTGTTTACATTTACCTGTTCAATCGTGCAAGGTCGTCACAGAGGGCAAGCAGAAGCGGAAAGTTTGCTGACCAACTAGGGCGAGTATACATCGTGTATCCCATCAAAGACCTTGCTGCCGATACTGGATTCACAGAACGATGGGTCAAGAAGTCTCTGAAAGAGCTGGAAGAAGCCGGGTTGATCGAGCGCAAGCGTGAAGGCAAGAACAAGCCCGATAAGATATACGTCAAAGTGCCGAAAGAATCGTCAAGGAGCGAAAAGGGAGGTGAACAATCATTCACCTCTGAGGGGAACGATGCTTCACCTGTGAGGGGAACAATCGTTCACCTCCTTAATATAGAAGAAAAGAAAAGAAAAAAAGTTATTAAGAAAGCGGGCGACCCGCCCGATGGGAACGCCAGAACGCCGGACTTCGAGGATGTGAGCGAGTATTTTTTGGATGCCGGATGTGAGAATAGGCTTGCCAGCAGGTTCATGAACTACTATGATGAAACAGGTTGGATGACCAGGACCGGAAAGCCTATAACAAACTGGAAGGCTTTTGCTGATATGTGGATTGACAGAGAGCAAGAGAAGCAACAGTACAGTGAATTAGAGTTCAATCGCCTGTAAAGGTTCTTTCTCCCTACAACCCTCTATCTCCAAAAGCTATACCGTTAGCCAGCAGAGCAGACCGTAGGCAAGAACTAGCGTGAGGTTCGGACTGGTGGATAGTCTACGACTATTTCACATGGAGAATTGACTTCATTTTGTAGTCGGTTGGATATGTATAAATGTTGCATATACTATTCCTAGCAGAACGCTATGAATTGAGCTGAATACTATAGTGCGTTACTGGGAATTAAATCGAGCAGGAACAGACCGAATCGGATGATACGACTATTCCAGCGAAATAATAGTTAAAAAGATTGAGTAATTATCTGCGACTATTATAATAAGTACGATTGTTAAATATTTTGAGGTAATGCGATTGGGATTAAAATTGATAGGTGTCTTGACACATATTGATTTTTGGGGTAGTCGGATGACTTAGCGACTATCGCACCTCTCTTTCTCTAAAAGGAGAACGACTATTTCACACAAAAAATACACGACTATTTGACGATAGCTCGCAAGAAAATGCTACGACTATTACTCTACGACTATCAGCGAGCTACTCGTTACTATACAATATATAGGACTTTCAAAAGCTAGTCATCTGACGACTTTACGACTATTTTATTGGAGAGACTGCGACTATTGGCTACGACTATTCCAGTCGGAACGCTGCGACTATTGCTGGCCTCTATTAGCTATCGGGCGAAAGCCCGAAAAGAGATACGGCGGTAGACGTCAATGGTTCCGCTCCGCCCGCCGCCCTCCTGCTGCTGGACTGCTGACAGCGTGTCAGCACTTGCCAGCGATCCGCAGACGGCAGGAGCTGATCCCTCCGGTCTGGCATGGTCTGCGATATGTTGCACCCTCTTATATACATTATTATAATAGGCGGTCTGTGCTGACCTGTACAGCGTCCGGGCGCGGCGTTGGTATCTGGTATATGCTGGAGGTGCTGCGCTTGATGGTATGCCCTCCAGTGTGGCGCAGTCGGTGCATAGTTGGCTTGTGTAGTTACTGTATTGTGTACGCTGGAATGGGCCAAATCAACGGAAACACCCATGTAAAGCCCTGTGCGCTGTTTTGCGGAGTTGGTGATATAACTGCATAGACGGCACAAAACGCCCTGTAAACGATTGTATATAGCTGTATTGCAGCAGGGCAAAATAAAAGCCCTGCACCCTCAGCAGATGCAAGGCAAAAGAAAAGCCCGGTCATTTCTGACCGGGTGAAGATTTTATTAGTGCCATTCAATTAAACGCTTTGTGCGCTTCAATCCTGCCAGCGTATAATCTCCGCTGACATTATCCCACACACGGGAGCGGGTGTTATAGGCGTATGGATAAAGCGTTGTCTGATTTGCGCTATCCCAATTCACTGCGTGATGTACTTTTCCGGTTTCGTCGTCCACATAAATACTCAGGCCGTTTACTTCGTGCTCCGTGTAAGTTTTCATGGTAATACCTTTCTTTCTGGGCTTTTGCCTTTTTTTTTCAGTATATCATACTGCAAGCCCTAAAAACAGGACTTGCAGAAAGTTTTTTTGCCCTTTTGGGCTGGGGCGGGGTTGCTTTACGGTGCAGCCCCGCTAAAGTATCCGGACGGTATCATTTAGATGCTTTGAACAGCGCAGAGAAAAACCAAAAAATGAACAGGACACAAGATAATATCATTTTGTGATTGCCTCCCAGTCGTAAGTATACCAAACGCCAAAGTGACAAAAAGCGCCTTTTGTGGTTGCGCTACACTCAGCAGCAACGCGGCCATTAATAACAACCAAACACATATTAAATACCTCCTATCAAACCACGCTGAACCGCTTGTAAACGGTCTTTTTGCTGCACTCGGCATAAATATCCGGGTGTGCGGCCTGCAAAAGCTTGCTATCAAGTCGGACGCTCTGCACATCCTTATAAATGGCCTTTGCCGTGCCCTGCACCATCTCCGGCGCGCCGTGCATCATTGTAATTATATCTGCCCTAATTGCGTCGTTCATTGCTTCGAGCTCTTCAATGAGCCGCTTGTTTTCCCTATACTCGTTTACTCTTTTTTCAAAATCAGACATTTTTCAGTTCTCCAAAATTCCTTTATTCTTAAATAATACGCTGAGGTTTCGCCGCTCGTATTCTCTCCAATTTTCACCGATCGCAAGCGCTGAGTTTTGCGCCCAAAATGGGACGCCCGCCCGGTCAAGCTGGCCAAACAAAAAATGAATTGTTTTGTCTGCCTTATCCAAAAATCCGATGTCGTCCGGATCTTTTTCTCTGCAATAGGAAATTTCAGCCATCCAATATGCAAGGGATTCCAATAGGCCGTATGCCTTTTTATTTGCCGTGTATGTCATTTTTTAGTTCTCCATCAAACGAAAAACCTTGAATTTTCAAAAGTTATGCGTGCCTTGTCCGGGATTTTCCCAGACGATATTGCGTTAACCAGGCTATCTGTATACTTATATACAATGGTTCGCCCTGGTTCATCATCCAAGACGAAAACTGACCGATCCCAGGCGGGTGCCTGGCTGATTGATTGACCAGGCAAAAAGCACCTGACATTCACATAAATGCATTCGCCGTCAATCCAGGGAAACGCCTGGACAAGACAACCGGAATACCACCCATTGATTTCCATTATTATCCCTCCTTAGCTGTTAAGAAATGCAATCATAACCAATGCCCCGCTGATCATGCCGCCCACGTACCAGAGGGCGGCCCACTGGGTAAAGTCAAGCGTGATCATGCATTGCACACCTCCCGAACAAATTCCATCTGCAAGCTGTGCAGGTGCTCCGCCAGCTCTTCAGCGTTCCACAAATCCCGGCGCATTTCCCGCGCCCGCTTTTCGTACCGGCTGACCGTTTCGCGGTCGGGCTTGACGTTTCCAAAGGGGCGGTACCCGGTGCAGATTGCAACGCCTGAGGTGAGCGGGTAAATATCCGCGTTCCAGCCGTACACGCCAGCAGTGTAGGCGGCGGGGTCGTCCATGCATAGCATATTCTGTGCATCGCAATAGCTCACTTGTATAATGGTCGGGTATTGGGATTTAATATCCCGCATGGTTCTTTTTGCTTTCATGGTTTTGGCCTCCTGTTTTGGTGGTGGTGTAACACGTTCTTGTGTTGTCTATATAGTAACACGTTCTTGTGTTGATGTCAATGGCTTTGCACACATTCTTGTGTTGAAAATCGTTCATGTTTGAGTGTGTACAAATCTGCACAGTTTCGGACACACTCCAGCACTGCACCACCGTCCTGATCTGCCCCGCGTGTCCTGTCTGGTATCGAATGCAGACCGGTGCGCCGTGTCTTGCATGGTCTGCCCTGCCGCCTGTGATGTGCAACCCGTCCGGGTGCGCTGGGTCTGGCAGGGGTTGACCTGGGGGGTATACAGGCAGCGCCAGGGGTGGGGTGGGTGAATGCCTCGCGTAGAAAAAATTCAAAAAAGGCGTTTCTTCTTTCTACCCACCCCCTCTTTTCTGCGAAAAACACCCCACCCCCATTGTCAATCTCAAAAATTCCGCGCAAAAACAAAAAGACCCCTACAAAGGGCCTGTGTTCTGTGCTATACTTGCCTTACAAGCCTTGAAAGGGAGGAATCTACAATGGCTAAAAGTAAAATGACAACGTGCAAGCACTGCGGCGCAGAGATTGCCGCAAGTGCAAAGGTCTGCCCTCACTGTGGCGGCAAGAACAAACCGCCTGTCTACAAACGCTGGTGGTTTGTTTTGATGGTCATTTTTGTGTTTCTTTCTTATCTTGGAAGTTCAACAAGCAGTTCCGGCAGCGTAAAGGAAGGCTTTGAAGAAGGCTACAAGGACGCTACGGCATCGTCTAGCAAAGCAGCGTCTGAATCCGTTTCGTCCTCTGCTGCTGCATCTGATTCGTCAACAGTCGATGAAAGCGAAGCAATGAAGTCTTTCTTAAAGCGGAATAAGGAAGTGAATGAAGCCTTTGCTAAGAATCTTGCAGATGCGCTGGATTCGACCGGTCTTGGCTATACTCTGGATGATATAAATTGGCTTGAGCAAACGGATGACTGGGCTGCCGGTAAACGATACAATGCACAAGTCAATATGAAGGATTATATTCAGATTGCCACGATTGGCGATGAAATCTACTCTATCAAGAATACACAAAACAACGAAATTGATGATTTTATTTATAAAAACGAAAGTTTGAAGCCGGACGCTGGCAATGTATCGGATGGGTCTATACTTTTGACCGATGGTGAACTTGGCGACTACGGAAAAGAAGCGACCACAAAGAGTGGCTATAAGTACATTCGATACACAGTCCCTGCCGGAAACTATACAGTCGAGAATAAGGCAAAACAGTCTATGATTTTTGTTGTGTCTGATTCCAACTCCGACGATGTAAACGCAACGCTTCAATTAACGAGTGCTGGCGAAAAAGGCAGTCTGACCGTTAAGAGCGGTTATCATATTGAGCTATCCATGTACACACAGGTTGTTTTGACTCCTGATAAGTAACACAAAAAGCCAGCGGCTAGATGTTCTCTAACCACTGGCTTTTCTTATGTCCTGTTATACGCTTCTACGGATGCTTGCATAGAGCAGACGGAAGGTCTCACGGCCTTTCGGCGTTACTCTGGTCTGTACGCCACCGTGCTTGTTCTTCTGGTTGCAGTACTCCTTAACTGCAAACAGGCCGTCACCCTTGCCCGCTTTCGGCAGGATGCCCTTGCTCTTGTCACGGTAGATGTAACCGTCAGAAATAAGCATTTTGATGAACAGCCGTTCAGGAATACGCAGTTCCTTTGCGGTAGAACGGAAGTTGGTAGATACGTTCCACGCCACGAGGTCGTCAAAGTAGTCTGCCTTTGGCTGCATCTCCTCGTTCTTCTCACAGAGCTGCTTGTTCTGCATTTGTAATGCTGCGCTCTTTTCCTTTTCGGCCTTCATGTTCTGAATCAGCCCGATCACGAAGTCCGGGTTGGCAATAGCCGTCTCCAACAGGTTGTCGGTCATGTACATTCCATGCTTGCGAATGGACGGCAAGACCTCGTGAGTGACCCAGTGCTTGAATTTCTTTAATTGCTCTTGTCTATTGGAAATATATTCCTCATTGACACCACGAGCTTTCTCTGGCTGCATTGCAAACAACGCAGAATAAAGCCCAGCTTCATTCACAACAGTCATGCTTTGTGTGCCGCCGGGGGTGTTGATTTGTGACACACCCTTTTCTTCATCATCTAATCTGGCGGCAACGCGTCGATAATTGGATTCTCCAAATGCTACACATACATCTTTCAGCACAAACCACGGTTCGTTGTCAATAAGTGCGGCACGAATTTCGCCAAACTCGGCGTTGTTGAAGATTTTGATGTTCTCAGACAAAGAAAGTTGCATTAAAAAGCTCCTTTTCACTTGTGAGAGAAGCGATTTTCTGCTATAATAACGGCGAGAGAATGCTTCTCTCAGGGTTTACATGATACGTTCGCTTCTGTCGCCAAACTTTAGCGAGCGTATCATTTTTCGTTTTCATTGGTAGAATCCATCGGATGCAGCGTGAAGAACGCTTCACGGAAAGCAGCAGAGATGGATACCCGGTTCTTGATGCAGTATTCCTGCAAGCTTGCAAACTGCCGCTCCGTAACGCTGATGGTAACGGTGTGACCGTAACGCTCTGCGTAAGGACTGCTCATACACATTCACCCCCTTTCGTTTTGCTGTGCAATAAGTGTAACCGCAAAATATTAGGATGTCAAGAAAATACACCCCATATATTGTGTTCACTAGTGCTGGCATCAGATTTTTTCATTCTGATTGGCTGCTCCCGCTTCGTACCCTGCCCGGTAGTTCAGTTCGGACAGCTTACCAAGCGCTTCTGCGTACTCCCTGTCCTCGCTGGTCGGCTCTTTGCCGTGTGCGAGGGTTTTCAGAAATTCTTCGGTTTTCGTGGGAAAGTTCATGTTTTTTTGCTCCTTTCTATTGCAGAAGTGGTCTGCTTCTGCTATAATAATTGACAGAAACCGAGACTGCGCCCTTGGTTGCGCAGCTTCTGTTTTGTGGTGGAATAGGTCGTCAGTACTACTTTGGTCGGTGGGGCTGACGGCCTATTTTTTATGCCACAAAGGATAAATCTGCCGTTGTTGGCTGATTCATCGTGTGTTCTGCTGTCTTAGATTATAGACGCTTGGTATATAGTTGTCAACAGCCCAATTTGTATAATCTGCATCAGATATTTCTGGTTTTTACTCATTCTAACGTAAATTTACGTTATTTGATAGCATTTCCGTAAACGGATTAGTTTACCATAGTGATAGTAACTTGAAAATTATTTTTCGATAATTCGTAAGGCTACTATTCAAGTATACAGTTTGTAAAGCAACGAAAAAGTTTACAGCCGTTTGACCACCCTATTGATAGTAAAAAATAAATCGCAACACTAAAAAGTTCTTGACAACGAACACTAAAAAGTTTATAATTGGCTTAAAGAAAGAGAGGGAGCCTTATGCAGAGCAATGAAGTGGTAAGAGAACTTATAGAAAAGGAACAAAAAAGAGATAAAAGCAAAACCAAGACTTATTGGGCGCACGAAATTGGTGGGAAAGAAAAAACTAGTTCTTTCGTTACGCAGCGTTTAAGAGGTGATGGTCTTACTGTTAGAATTTTGGCAAGATTTTGTTGGCTTTTAGGCTATCGCATCGTTCTTGAACCAGTTGACCCAGATTGCAACGAAAGATATATTCTTGATGATGGCTTGGATGAGTTTAAGACAGAATACTTTACAAGAAAAGCAAAGGAAGCGAGTGAGGGAAAATGATCTACGGTTACGCTCGTGTCAGTTCCGCTGGACAGGCGATTGACGGTAACAGTCTTGAAGCCCAGTCGGAACTTCTGAAAGCCAACGGAGCGCAGAAAATCTTTTCGGACGTTTACACCGGAACGAAGCTGCATCGCCCGGAACTAGACAAGCTAATGGCTGAAATCCAGCCGGGAGATACGCTGATCGTGGCGAAGCTTGACCGTATTGCCCGTTCCGCTAAGAATGGTCTTGAATTGATAGACCAGTTCATTGATAAGGGCGTTTCTGTGAACATCCTGAACATGGGGGTTATGAACAACTCCCCCACCGGCAAGGTTATTCGCACGGTGATGCTTGCATTCGCCGAGTTTGAGCGTGACATGATTGTTGAACGTACCAGAGAGGGCAAGAAGATTGCTAGCCAGCGTCCCGATTACAAAGAAGGTCGCAAACCAACCGAGTATGACCGCAACCTCTTTGACGTTCTCCATGAGCAGGTGGAGAAGCGCATTCTCACGGTCACGGACGCTGCCAAACAGCTTGGCGTAACCCGCCAGACATGGTATCGGATTGCTGAACAGAACAGGTGACATTATTCGCAACCTAGAATAAAACTGAATGAGAAAGGAGAACAAGTTGAAAACGATTGAAGGAAAATATGCGTCTGCAAAGGTGTTTACGGACAATATTGAAGATAAGGCATCTGAGCAGATTTTAACGCTTTGTAATCAGAGCTTTGTTGACGGATGCAAAATTCGAATTATGCCAGATGTTCATGCTGGTTCCGGGTGTGTAATTGGGTTTACGGCAAACTTGGGCAAGAAAGTCATTCCGAATATTGTAGGCGTGGACATTGGCTGCGGAATGCTTGTCGCTGAACTTGGAATTGAACACATCGACCCGAAAAAGTTAGATAAAGTAATCAGAGAACGAGTTCCGGCTGGAATGAATGTTCACGAATCGCAGAAAATGTCGGATTCTTTCCTTGGCCAGCTTGATTGCAAAGATAGCCTACATAATGTTGACTGGATTCTTCGTAGCATGGGTACTTTGGGCGGTGGCAATCATTTTATCGAGCTGGACGAAGATGAAGAAAAAAACCAGTACCTTGTTATCCATACTGGAAGCAGAAATCTTGGGAAGCAAGTCGCAGAATATCATCAAAGCGTAGCCATTTCAAATCTTAAAGGAAAGAATAAAAGAAAAGACGCTACGGAACATCTAATTGCGGAACTGAAAGCGCAGGGTCGTGAACAAGAAATCTCGCAAAAAATCAAAGAATTGGATGTTCAGTTCCCTGATATTCCGAATGAACTTTGCTATCTTGAAGGCGAAGAACGTGATTCCTACCTTAATGATATGCGAATTTGTCAGGCTTTTGCGAGGATGAACAGAGCAAGAATTATGCATACCATTTTAGACGGCGTTGGAATCAATTCTATGCTGACCCATGCGTCCTTCTTTGAAACCATTCATAACTACATTGATGAATCGGATGATATTATCCGAAAAGGCTCTGTATCCGCTAGAGAGGGTGAGAAGCTGATTATTCCTCTTAATATGAGAGACGGAAGCCTTATTTGCGTTGGTAAGGGCAATCCTGATTGGAATTTTTCTGCACCACATGGTGCTGGCAGACTATATAGCAGAACAGCGGCTAAAAAAGCATTCAGCGTTGAGGAATACCAAAAGCAAATGAATGGAATTTATACTACGTCAGCCGATGAATCCACGTTGGATGAATGCCCGATGGCATATAAGCCAGCGCAGGAGATCATCAACGCAATCTCTCCAACCGTTGATATTGTAAAGCATATTAAGCCGATTTACAATTTCAAAGCTGGAGAATAAAACCGAAAGGAAAACGACATGAAAACCGTAAAATTGTCAGATCAGAGCTTGAAGCTCATTGAAATGTTGCGTGATTACACCGACAAGCCCGATATTCTCAATTACGTCGCAGACGCCTTGTACTACGATGCGGACGAGTTGAAGCGCAGGCTCAATCAGCTTGCGGAAGAAGTCAAATAAACTGAACAATCCATTTATTAAGATGAATTTTAGCAAATAATTTTCTGGAATGAAGCTATAAAACCGAATATTTGATTTTTGTGCAGTTGTAGGCACTCTTTACATTTTCAGGTAGGGGGTGCCTATTTTTTATGCAGCCAAAGCAGTGTATCGCCATTATCGACAGCATCAAAGCGTATGCAAAGCAAAATCCGACCGAAGCGCAGGTCTATGAAGACTGGTTTCAGGCGGTGGTGAACCTGAGAGATGCCCTGCCACAGGACAAGCGGTTCGATGCCTACAAATACTCTGGTGAGCTACGCTCTGTCTGTGCAGCCGTGATGGGCAAGATGAAAACAGGCGAGGACGTTGCGAAGGTCTATGACATTATCGGTCGGACGTACCTGTTTGAAGCAAAAGATGTGTTTGATAGCTATTGCATATACCTTGAATGGAACCGTGCGCCGGAGAAGAAGTTCTATCAGCCTAGACGCAGGGTTTTGAAAGTGCTGGCAGATGACCTTGAGGACTTGTTTTATAAGCGGATTGACTTCTTGGGAGTTAGTCTACCCGCGCGTGTTGGTAAGCTTTTGAGCGATGATACGCCGATTCTTACACGAAACGGCTGGAAGAATCACGGCGATTTACAAGTCGGTGATGAAGTTATCAGCCCAAAAGGTCAGTTTGTGAAGGTACTTGCAGTATCTCCGAAGAATTATGCAAATATCCGCTGCCATTTCTCTGACGGCACATACATTGACTGCCATGAAAACCACGAGTGGCCTGTTTACAGCAAACATTCCAATGGGTTCAAAGTGCTTGAAACAAAGCAGATGATGAATGACTTTGAATCGGGGAAACCGGGACATCGCGGTCATAGATATTTCTATTATTCCCCTGTTTGCAATTTTGTTGAGGGAGAATATAAAAAGCTACCCGTTGAGCCATACACACTGGGCGCATGGCTTGGCGATGGAACAAATCAAAAACCCTTGATTTGCGAATCAAAACAGGACAGATGCATTATCGAAAGAATTGTTAACGACGGATATGCTATCGGGAATTATTACGTCCATAAGACAACAGGAGTAGAATATTTTCATTTTGATGGGCTTCGTGCCGACCTAAAAAAGATTGATATGTGCTATCGTTCTACTCGTTGTGTGAAGCATATCCCTGAAGAATACTTTACCGCTAGCATTGCACAGCGCATGGAACTGCTCGCTGGTCTTATTGATACCGATGGTACGTTAAAATCGAATGAAAATCGGTATTCTTTTTCTACAACAGAACCGCAGCTACGTAATGATTTTGAAACGCTCGTGTCTACTTTCGGTTGGCGTTGCTCTGTAACCAGTTATGCTCCTCGCGTTTCTTCTAGTGGTGTTCATGGGAGAAAAACTGTTTATCGGATTGATTTTAACCCAACTTGCCCTATTCCTTGCGTTGTTCCTCGTAAACAGATGAAATCGTTCTCTAAACCTCGCCGTGTGGCGTTTTGCGGGTTTGAACGCATCGAGCCGAAGCAGGGCAACTGTATTCAGGTTGAAGGTGGCGTATATTGCGCTGGAAAGCGCCTGATTCCCACCCATAACAGCACCTTGTGCATCTTTTTCATCACATGGCTGATGGGCAACCGCCCTGACGTTGCATCGGTTATGAGCGGGCATTCAGACAAGTTGACAAACGGATTCTACGGCGAAGTGCTGTCCATCATCACTGACCCTGTTACCTACAACTGGAGCAAAATCTTCCCTGACGTTCAGCTCGTGGACAAAAGTGCAAAGGACGAAAGCGTTGATCTGAACCGAAAGAAACGTTTCCCAACCCTGACTTGTCGCTCTATTGGCGGTACGCTGACTGGTGCTGTTGAAATCGGTGAGGGCGGCGTTCTGTACAGCGATGACTTGATCGAGGACTTGGAGGAAAGTCTGAACGTTGAACGCCTGAACAACAAGTATGATGCCTACTTGAACCAGCTGAAAGACCGTAAAAAGCAGGGTGCATTAGAGCTGATGGTCGGTACACGCTGGAACGTGCTTGACCCTCTGGGACGCATCCAGAACCAGTATGCAGACAACCCAAAGTACCGATTTCGGGTGATTCCTGCGGTGGACGAAAACGGACACAGTAACTTCAATTATGACTATGGCGTTGGCTTTGACGATGCCTACTATGCCGATATGAAAGCAAGCATTGACGATGCAACATGGTGGGCAAAGTACATGGGCAAGCCCTATGTGCGTGAAGGTCTGCTGTTCCCTGCCGATGAACTGCGGTTTTTTAACGGTGTTCTGCCTGATGGTGAGCCTGATCGCAAGCTTATGGTCATGGACATTGCATGGGGCGGCGGTGACTTCACCGCTTGTCCTATCGCCTATGTGTATGGTGATGCTGTGTTCATCCCTGACCTTGTGTTCAATAATGGCGATAAGACCGTGACCAGACCGGAAGTCGTGGGAAAAATTATCCAGCACAAAATCAACGTGGTGCGTGGCGAAGCAAACAACGGCGGCGATGAATACTGTGACGTGGTTGACAGCCAGCTCCGGCAGCAAGGATACCACTGCTCTGTTCGTAGCCAGCGTGCGCCAAGTGGCCAAAGCAAACTGTCAAGAATCATCCAGTATGCGCCGGACATTAAGCGGTTTTATTTCCTTGACGAAAAGCACCAGTCGAAAGAGTACAAGGCGTTCATGGAACAGGTGACGATGTTCACACAGCTTGGCAAAGTTCCGCACGATGATGCACCGGACAGTCTGGCACAGCTTGCCGATGAACTGTACAACGGAATCAGTAAAATTGAGCCTGTCAAGAGGCCTTTTTGATTAAAAACACAATATATTGTGTTCGCTGGGTCTATTTATTTGATTTCACCACTTGACAAGGCTTATAATGTACACAGGAAGTTTTGCAGCTTCCCTTAAAGGAATAGCTTACACGCGGGGTTTTGTCATTTTTACTCGCGTGCGTGTCAACAAGCATATTCCTCCTTTCACCGGCGAATGCTTTTCACTCTTTCCATTCGCCGGATTTATATGTTGCGGTCCCTGCTGGTTGGGAATGTCAGCCTGTCTCCCCCACGGCTGGCAAGCAACGGTTCGATTCCGTTACGCAGCACAACGATGCCTCAAGGATTGCATGGAAAAATTCTCCTTATGACAACCTCCCCCGTTATTCCCGGCTCTCGATGAAATGAGTTTCAGGCTATTTCTCATTTCAAAGAGCAACGGTAAATCAAGCCGGGTACATGACACAGAGTGGAGCAGTCTGGTAGCTCGTCGGGTTCATAACCCGAAGGTCGGTGGTTCAAATCCATCCTCTGTATCCATCAGCGATTTGCCCTGGATGGAGCAAATCGTGGCTCTCGACACCCGACAAGTCAGAGCCTAGCATGACTGGTAGTGCGAACAGTTTCCCAGTAGCTTCTAACAGGTCTGTGCTCAACAGCCTGTTTCCAGAAATACAACGAAAGGAGCGCTCATGTTAGTTAGAATCTGTTGCCCTTGTATCAGGCAAAACCCAATCTATAAGAACGTTCGCTGCAATCGCTATCTTGGCGAAGTGGACGGACGATACCATTTCAAGTGCGACAGATGCAAGGGCGTTATCGAAGGAGACACAAGGGAAGGATGGGTGAAAATCATTCATCCACCAGAAAAGTGAATAGCTTTTGAAGCGCAGTTTTGGCGCAGTGAGATAGACCTTAACAGGTTTGTCTTGCTGCGCCTTTTATTTTGCAGGAAAGGAGGAAAACATGGCTGAGTATCAAATGGTCGTTGGCGGCTTTTTGAATGAGCCGCTGACCGGACGTAGACCGATTGAAACGCCGGAGACGGAAATCAATCGGGCAAACGTGCTGAAAGTGGTTATGGGCAAAGCAGAATCTATTCATCTGCTGAACAAGAACGAGATTCGCTTTCTGCACAACTACTACTTGGGCAGTCAGCCTGTCCTCCACCGCACGAAAGAGTACCACGCTGAAATCACAAACCGCATTGTAGAAAACCATGCCAACGAGTGCGTGGGCTTCTACACAGGCTACATGAGCGGAACTCCCTGTTCTTATGTGCGGTCTGAAACGGCAACTGGTGACGGTGAGGAAATCGCCCGCCTGTCCAACGCCTTGCAGTATGAGGGCAAGGATTCGCTTGATCGGCGGCTCTGGCAGTGGATGTTGGAGTGCGGGCAGGGATACCGCATTGTTCTTCCTGACAAGGGGTACAACGGCAATTACCCGGACGAAACGCCACTGCTGGTGGACGTTCCTGACCCGGACATGGCGTATGTGATTTACAACTCCGGCATCGGTCACAAGCCCATCGCCAACGTGCTGCACATCCCACGCAATTATCAGAATGACTTGAACGACCTGATTTGCGTGTATACGCCGAACCAGTACTTTGAAATCGACAACGGCAAGGTTACGAAATCGGAGAACCATTCTCTTGGAATGCTGCCAATGGTCGAATACAAGCTGAATCCGGAGCGGATGGGTCTGTTTGAACCGGCTATCCCTGTGCTGGATGCCATCAACGACCTTGAAAGCAACCGTTTGGACGGCGTGGCACAGTTCATCCAGTCCATCATGGTGTTTACTAACTGCCTTGTTGACGAGGATGCGTTGAACAAGGTGAAGGAATTGGGCGCGATGTGCCTGAAATCCACCGCTGGTCTGCCTGCTTCTGTTTCGCAGATTGCAAACGAGCTTGACCAGCAGCAGAGCCAGACTTTGCTTGATTCCATGTTGAACGTGTACCGCAGCCTGACTGCCATGCCTAGTGCCACTGGCAGTGAGAACGCAACGTCCGACAACGTGGGCGCAGTTATTGTCCGCAACGGCTGGAATCACACCGAAGCAAGGGCGCAGCAGTACGAGAATATGTTCAAGTATGCTGAGCGCCAAAGCCTGTCTGTGATGCTGAAAATTTTGCGTGACACGGCTGGTTCTAAGCTGATGGCAAGTGACATCAACATCAAACTGCCACGCCGTCAGTACGATAATCAGCAGAGCAAGGTTCAGATTTTTGCACAGATGTTGCAGCAGACCATTGACCCGCAGTTGGCGTTTACTACGCCCGGTTTGTTCCCTGATCCGCAGGCTGCTTATGAGATGAGCAAGCCCTTCCTGATTGCCGCTGGCAAGCTGGGCGAAGATGGGAAAGCACCGAAGCCACAGGAACAACCTAAACAGGATGTTACTGGCACAAATGCCGGGAACATGGCAGACAAACAGTCTACTGATACCAATAAAGAAACAGAGGGCGAATAACCCTTTGTTATAAATACGGCAGGGAAGCCGGGATACAAATTTCGCAGCGTTGCAGGGAAGCAACGGTAAAAAAACGCAGGAGGAAATTAACGATATGAACTACAAAGCGTTACTTGGTGATGCCTACAAAGAGGGCATGACCGCTGATGAAATCATTTCTGCGCTTGAAAAGGTTGCAGACCCTAGCGCAGAGGTTGAGAAGCTGCGCAACGCCGTGACGAAAGCAAACGGCGAAGCTGCCGAGTACAAGAAGCAGCTCAAGGCAAAGCGTACCGATGACGAGAATGCCGCGCAGGAACAGGCTGACAAGCTGGCAGAGATGCAGAAGCAGATTGATGCCCTGACTGCCGACAAGGAGAACCTCGTCAAGGAAAAGACCCTTGCATCTTACCGTGAGAAGTTCGTTGCACAGGGCTATGACGCTGAACTTGCCAACAAGGCTGCATCTGCACTGGCTGACGGCGACATGGACAAGGTGTTTAAGTTCCAGTCGGAGTTTATGACCGCCCACGACACCGCATACAAGGCTTCTCTGCTGAAGGATATGCCCACACCTCCGGGCGCGGATGGCAATGGCGGCTCTGACAGTGAAGGCGTGGCGTTTGCTAAGAGCCTTGCACAGCAGAACGCAAATACTTCTAAGGCATCGAGTGACGCAATGAGTGCTTTCCATTAACAAGGAGGAAAACATGAAGTTTACCCGAAACACGGTCAACGGAATCAACGATACCATCCTTGCTTCCAATGACTACACCGCCATCCCCTTTACTGTGACCGAAACTGCTGCGGTTAAGGCTGGCTACCCCATGACCAAAGCTGGCAAGAAAGCAACCTCTGCCACAGCAGACGGCATTCTGTTGTATGACGTTGACCCGGCAGAGAACCCCAATGCTTCCCTGCTGATTCGTGGCGTTATCGACACCAAGAAGGCTGCTGCAAGCTCTGGCTTCACCTATGATTCTGATGCGATTACTGCGCTTAAGACCGCCATCCCTGGCATCTTCTGCCGTGACAACATCAGCGTGAACGCTTAATAGGAGGTAAAACAACATGGCACTGAATCTTAAGGAAGTCTTTGCCCCGGCTGCGATTGCCGCCTATTGGACGAACGACCCCACCAACGCGATGCCCTTTGCATCTGACGCGCTGTTCCCCGCAAAGAAGAAGGCTGGTCTCGACCTGAAGTGGCTGCGTGGTCACAAGGGCGTTGGCGTTTCTCTGATGCCCAGCGCATTTGATGCAAAGGCTACGTTCCGCACCCGTGAGGGCTTCAAGTTCGATGAGACCGAGATGCCGTTCTTCCGTGAGGGCTACCATCTGGGTGAGAAAGACCGTCAGGAAATCCTGCGTGTTCTGGACAGCAACGACCCCTATGCTCGTGACGTGATGAACCGTCTGTACGATGATACCGCACAGCTTATCACTGGCGCTCGTATCGTTCCTGAGCGCATGATCTGGCAGCTTCTGGCTCCCACCAATGGCGTTCCCGGCATCACTATCAAGGCAAACGGCGTGAACTACACCTACAACTACGACCCGGACGGCACTTGGAAAACCACCAACTATAAGGAAGCCTCTGTCGCAAAGTCCAAGTGGAACGTCACCACCGCCACTCCTATTGCTGACCTGAACGCCGCAAAGGACGCTGTTCTGGCAAGCGTTGGCGAGGTCGTGACTGAGGTGTACATGAACACTGCTACCTTCCGCAACATGATTGCTGCGGACGAGGTGAAGAATCGGTTCATGACCGTCACCGCAAAAGCAAACGCCGTTCTGCTGGATGCCGAAGCACGGCAGATTATCGAATCTGCAACCGGTCTGACCATCCATCTGTACGACAAGATGTTCAAGGCAGACCAGTACAGTTCAAGTGAGAAGTATCTGCCTGACGGCATGGTGGTGGTTGCTCCGTCCGGCGCTCTGGGCAGCACTTGGTACGGCACTACTCCTGAGGAAGCCGACCTGCTGTCTGGCCAGTCTGGTGCATCCGTGTCCATCGTGAACACTGGCGTTGCTATTACTACTGAGTTGACCATTCACCCGGTCAACGCCAACGTCTATGCTTCCGAAATCGTCCTGCCGTCCTTTGAGCGCATGGACGCTGTGTACTGCATCAAGGCTTACTAAGGTGAAAGGAGTAAAGCAGCATGGGAGACCAGTATTCCGAAGCGGCAGTCAAGCTGGGACAGTACATCGCCCCTGCACTTGACCGTGAAATCACGGACGAGGACTACCCACTCTTCGACCTGCTGCTTGATTTCGCCAAAGACAAGATATTTTCGCAGGGCTACCCATTCGGTAACAGACCGGACGAGTTGCCCTTGCAGTATCAGTCGTTGCAGATACGCATTGCAGCGGAACTGTACAACCACATCGGTGCAAACGGACAGACGAGCTACACCAACAATGGCATTACTCGTGTGTGGGAAAGCTCCGATGTGGCACAGTCCCTGTTGAATGAAGTGGTTCCGAGAGTAGGTGTTATCGGCTGATGTTCAATGGAAGCCCGCTGGATAAGCGCCCTCTGTGGTATTCAAACCCGGTCGGAGAGAAAACGCCTGTTGTGGACGAGTGGGGAAACGAGACTGGCGAATCCGCATACGAATCGTGGAGCGACCCTGCAAAGCTGATGCTGAACGTCAGCCCTCCTACTGGTTCTGCGGAAGCAAGCCCTTTTGGAGCGTTCACGGATTACAGCTACGTTGTCAGTTCGTCCAGCAAGAAGCACAACACACCGCTTTATGAAGGTACGCACGTCTGGTTTCAGACGGACGTTTCAAAACCTTTCAATTACATTGTGGTCAAGGTCGCAGAGCATATCACGGACACGTTGTATGCGTTGAAAGAGGTGGCTGCAAGTGAAAATTAAAGTGAGGTTTAGCGATGCCGGACTTCGTGATGCGGAACGTCAGATACAGGAGTACAAGACCACCCTGAACAAAAAGGCTAGAGCGCTTGCTTTTCGTCTTTCATGGTTGGGGTTTGAAGTCGCAAAGGTGCGTTTCGCTAATGCGGAATACGCTGGCTCCAATGACGTGAAATGTCATGTCAACCAAAAAGACAAGACTTGCACCATCGTTGCAGAGGGCAAAGCAGTTGCCTTTATCGAATTTGGCACTGGCGCACATCACAACGGGTATGGCGGTGAACTACCGCCCGGTGTTGGTGCACACGGCTCATACGGAAAAGGGCAAGGCGCAAACCGCAGATGGTACTACTACGGAGAATCTGGCAATGCCGGTACGCCTGTCAAACAGGTAGATGGTAAAGGCCAGTTGAATTACACCGATGGCAACGAGCCAGCTATGGCTATGTGGGGAGCTGTTGAGGAAATGGCTTCTCAAGTCGAAGCAACTTGGAGGGAGGTTTGGAATAGTTGATCGATTATTTCAATTCTATCTTCACGGCTGTTGCTAAGGAACTGCGAAAGCAAGTTCCCGGCATTTTCGTCACTGGTGAAATCAATGACAGCAACGTCAAAAAGTTTCCTTGTGTGCAGATAGAGGAAAACAGCAATCTTCCTGTACACATCGATTCTGCTGGTTACAGCAAGTACGCCGCCGTTTCCCTGCGTGTGCGTGTCTACTCCAATAAGGACACCGGACGCATTGCAGAAGCACGTTCCATTGTTGGAATCGTGGATTCTGTTCTTGAACCGCTTAAATTTTATCGCAAATCGTTTGCCCCGTTGAATGGGCTGTACAACAATTCCGTCTATCGGATTGATTGCAGCTATGGGGCAACAATCGGAGAGGACGGAATGGTTTACCGAAACTAAGGAGGTAAACATTCTATGAGTACTGCTATCTCCGGTCTGAATACCACCCTGTATTGTGGCGACAGCGCAACCGCTCTGACGAAGCTGTGCGACATCAAGGATGTACCCGACCTGATCTCCGAGCCTAACCTTCTGGATGCCACCACTTTGTCTGACCCCATGCAGGTCAATATCTTTGGCATCATCCAGAGCGACACCAAGTCTTTCACTGCCAACTACAACAAGACTGACTACAAGAAGGTCAAGGAAGCTGGCTATGATGAGACTTCCGATAGCAACGCCGTGAAGTACTACGCCCTGAAGATGCAGGACGGCTCCGGCTTCACTTGGCAGGGTATGCATCAGGTTGGCCTGTCCGGCTTTGGTGTTGACGAGGTTGTGGAAATGACCATCAACTGCATCTTCACCAAGAAGCCTGAGTTCAGCGAGACCCTGACTGTCACTGGCGGTTAAACCGCAAAAATCAAATCAATCAAACCGGGCAGAACTGAACATCGGATTTGGTTCTGCCCTTATTTATAAAGGAGAGCATTTATTATGGCTGCTAAGGTTATCAACTTTCATTCCCCTGATGGCAAGAACACTTATGAGCTGACTTTCACCCGTGACAGTGTGGAAGCCACCGAACGCGCAGGTTTTCAGATTGGCCAGTACACCCAGATGACCAATCTGCTGTCCAATTCCCGTGCCCTGTTCTACGGTGCTTTCATCGCACGGAACAAGGGCATCAAGCGCAAGGTCGTGGACGAGATGTTCCAGCACATCGAGGAGAAGGAAGACCTGATGGGCATTCTGCTTGAGATGTTCATGGACGCTTCCAAGTCCCTGCTGGCAACTGACACTGAGGACAAGACCGCAAAAAACGCAACGTGGGAGGTTGTGTAACTGCACAATCTCAGGAAACAGACAGAGAAGGAGAACCGTTCTCCTTTTCCAAGCTATTCCACGATGTAGAAGCCTATTACATCTCCATCGGCATGACCTATGACCAGTTCTGGTACGGCGATGTCTGGCTGGCGAAGGCCTACCGTGACGCAGAGGAGCTGCGGGAACGCAGAGCCAATGCTGAAGCGTGGAGAAACGGCTTTTACATGGCATCTGCGCTTTCTTCTACGGTTGGCAATATGTTCCGAAAGAAAGGGTCTAAGCCCATCAAGTACATGGATAGACCGATTCCTCTTACCCAAAAGGAGAAAGACGAATATGAATACCAACGCGCAGTTGAGGCGCAGGAGCGAATCAAGAGAATGATGTTCTCTATGATGGAAAGTGATGGTGGTAGTGATGGCTGATGTTGATATTACGAGCTTATCCGTAGAAATTTCTGCAGAATCGCAGGGTGCAGAGCTTAATATCGACAAGCTCGCTGCCGCCATTTCTAATTTGCGGACGAAAGGCAACGTGGCAAAGGTTTGCAGTAGTCTTGATAAGTTATCTGCTTCTATTTCCGCTCTTAAATCCGCATCTACTGGGCTGGACGGTCTTAGCAAAATCACGTCTTTTATGAACGGTCTTGTTAATGTAGACCTTACTCAAAGCGCAAAAGGCATCCGCTCTGTTGCTAATGCTTTGAACAAAATTTCGTCCGTCAATCTTGGAAACATGGATTTTTCAGGACTTGGCAGCAAGATGAACAGCTTGAAGAACGGCCTTTCCCCTATTTCTTCTATTAGCGATTCTTCCATTAAGAGTTTGCGTGGCGTAAGCAGTGCAATCAATTCCATTGCTAAAATCCCAAGCATTACAAAGAAGCTGGACTCTAAAACGCTTGATGATTTTGCGGAAGTTTGTAAGAAAGTGGCATCCGCTATTTCTCCACTCGCTTCCAAACTGGACAAGGTAGGGCGCTCTTTTTCTTCACTTCCATCTAAAATTAAAAGTGCTGTCAATTCTACAACCCGCTTTTCTTCGGCAAACCAGAAAGCAAGTACTAGCCTTTCAAGCTTGGCAAGCCAGTTGGAAGCCATCAAGAAACGTGCAGCACAGCTAGTTTCTCTGAAAGCTATTGCCACTTATCTTGCCAATGCCGTTACTAAGTTCAATGACTTTTATGAAGCAACAGACTTGTTCAATAACGCAATGGGCGAGTTAAGCGGTCAAGCAACAGAGCTTATCAATAAGATGGAATCTCTGCTTGGCATCGACCCGACAGAAGCAATGACAAACATTGCTACGATTCAAAGCCTTGCAACTTCGTTCGGCCTGGCAAGCGATAAAGCGTATATCTTATCCAAGAACCTGACCCAACTTGCCTATGACGAATCGTCCTATTGGAATAAAGATACCGCTACTACCTTTACCGCAATTGCTTCTGCTATCTCTGGAGAACTTGAGCCTATTCGCCGCTTGGGCGTTGACTTGTCTCAGGCACGGTTGCAGCAGGAACTTCTTGCTTTGGGCTTTAATAAACAGGTTTCTAGTCTGTCTCAGGCAGATAAGGCAGTTCTTCGCTACATCGCCATTATGAAGCAGACTACCAACATTCAAGGCAACCTCGCGCAGACCATTAGTAGCCCCGCCAATATGGTACGCATTTTGAAGTCTGAAATTTCGCAGCTTGCAAAGGCTGTAGGCCAGCTTCTTTATCCCGCATTTAAGGCGATTCTCCCCGTTCTGATTGCAGCAGTTGACCTTATCAAAGAATTTGTGGTCTCTCTTGCATCTGTGTTCGGGCAGAAAATTGAATTTACCGATTTTAGCAAGACACAGAAAGATATTGGCGGTGTAACCAGCGCTATGGATGACACTGCTGATGCTACGAAAGCGGCGGCGAAAGCGGCCAAAGATTATACGATGGGCTTTGATGAATTAAACATTATCGACCCTTCGCAAAATTCCGGCTCTTCTGGCTCTGGCAGTGGCGGTGCTGCTGGCAATCTGCTCGGCGACGTTGACCTCTCCCAGTATGATATGTTCAAAGATTATGCTGGAAGCGCTGTTGACGAGATTAAGGCAAAATTAAAATCTCTCGATTCTTTCCAAATCGGAACCCAAATCGGCGAACAGCTAAATAAACTTATGGGCATGATTTATAATGCCATCCATTCTATTGATTGGGCCTCGCTTGGAGCGTTTTTTGCAGATGGCGTTAACGGGCTCGTGGATTCTGTAGACTGGGATTTGTTTGGCCGATTACTTGCGGACAGATTCATCATCGAGTTTGAGCTTCTTGGTGGTTTCCTGTCTCAGCTTGACTGGACATCTGTGCTTAACGCCTTTATTGATGGCTTTTCTGGATTTTTTCACGAACTTTCAGATTGGATAGCAACAGTAGATTGGACTGGTGTTGGGAAGCAACTAACTGATAAGCTTTCTGATGCTCTTCAAAATGTTGAGATTGAAAAGCTTGCAAGAGTTTTTTTCAACTTTATTACTGATAGCATTAACGCTGTTTCTGATTTCTTGGCTGGCACAGACTCTTACCAGCTCGGTCAAGACCTCGTTGACTTTGCTATTAGGGCCGTTACTTCTGTAGATTGGGCCGGTCTAGCTCAAGCCATCGGTCGTTTCTTTGGCGAAGCATTCATTGAAGCACTCGACTTCATGGGCGGTCTAGTTTCTCGAATTGCCGATTATTTTGAAAAGAAAGTGGCAGAGGGGCCGTTCAATAATGTTGGCCTGAATATTGTCTACGGTATTTATTATGGCATTCAAGACGCAATCACGAATGTTGCTTCTTGGATTGTCGAAAATGTGTTCAATCCATTCATCAATGGCTTTAAGTCTGCCTTTGGAATCAATTCCCCATCTACCGTAATGGCCGAACAAGGCGGCTATATTATCGCTGGATTAAAGAAAGGCATTACCGATGCTATCTCTAGCGTAGCTGAAACCGCAAAGAAGATTCTTTCTGCAATCAAGAGTGCATTCGACAATTTTAGTCTTTTTGATATTGGCAAAAATCTGATTCAGGGTCTTATTGATGGCGTGAACAACATGATTGAAACGGCCAAAAACGCTGTTGCAAATGTTGGCAATGCAGTCATTGATAAGGTCAAGAATGTGCTCGGCATCCACTCCCCTTCTACTGTATTTGCGGAGATTGGCGGTTACATCGTTCAAGGTCTTGCAAACGGCATCAATGCTGCGTCTCCCTATGTTGAACAAGCTATGACCAATTTGGCAAACGTTGTTCAGCAGAAGGGCAACGAGATGATTGACTATGGCGCAGACGTTGCAAATGGCTTTGTTGATAACATGGTCAATACGTTTGACGCAAAGTGGAATGAAATCGACAACGGTCTTAAGAGCGACTTCATTGGCACGATTAAGGGCATGATTGATGCGGTCAAGAAAGGCGATATCCAAACCGTCGCCGAAAACACAGCAGCCATCATCTGGAAGGCGATGGGGGAAGAAAACCGAAAACAGGTCAAGTCTTATGCTTCCGACTTGGTTTCCAATCTTACCAGTGCTCTTAAGACCGTTGGTTCCAAAGTATTTTCTTCTGCAAAACTCATCGGGAGCAATATCTTAGCTGGGATTACTTCAAAATTTGGAGAAATTTCCACGCAGGTTGTAGGTCTCGGCAGCAAGATTGCAACGTCTTTTTCCGCTTTGATCGGGCCGATCTCGGCATCCGGCAGGGCAATCAGTATTGGCCTTTCTTCTGGCGTTTTGAGCCAGTTCCCGTCTATCATCGCTGGCATTGCCGGGCTTATCGGTCAAATTGGAGCTGCATTTATGGGCATCTTGCAGACGATCGGCAGTGTTTTGACCTCTCTTGGTATTCCAACCGGCGTCATCATGATTGCTGGTGGCGTTGCAATTGCAGCCGCCATTGCAGGAATTGTCGGAACGCTTGTTGGAAAGTACGGAACAAGCTCCAGCCCGTCCGTAGACAATAACTACTCGAGCTACCCTGGCACGAGCGATTATGATTCCGCCAATGGCTCCAATACATCTTCCGGTAGCTATTACCCAAGTTCTTCCGCTAGCGGAGCGAGCCCCGCAGAGCTCCGCAGTGCCGTCCATGATGGTTGCTATAACGCATTCCTTGACATTTTCCAGCGGTACGGAGACGAGCTTACCGGAGGGAAAGAGCTCAAGATTTACCTTGATGGTAAGCAAATCACTGCGTCCGTTGAGAAACGGCAGTCTGAACGTGGGTTTCAGATTATGGGAGACGAAGTTTACAGCTACTAAGGAGGTTTACGTTTTATGCAATCTCTCGTCACAGTAAATGGCAGAGAGCTGCCTGAGCCTTCCTCCTACGACGCTACAACAAGCACTATAGTCGATTCTGGACGAAACGTACAAGGCAAAGTCGTTGGGTCTGTGGTGCGGCACGATGTTGCTAAGATTTCCCTAAAATGGAATTATCTTACCGCAAGACAGTGGGCGGACGTCATCGGGCCGTTCACCACAAACTTTTACTGCACTGTTCGGTTTTACAACCAAGCGACTGCAAGCTACACGACAAGGCAAATGTATGTTTCCGATAGAACCGCTGGGATGTGGAGACGTTCCCCGTCCAACGGAAACGTTATGGGATGGGTCGGAGCGGCCCTTAGCCTCGTTGAAGTTTAAGAGAGGTGATTATTCATGGGCTTTCTGCCTTCCAACAAGTGGCTTGAGCAATACGACAAAACACTTGTTCCGGAGATGTTTGTTCGCATCACTTACCACGTCTCTGACGATAAGGCCCAAGCAGACGCTATTGCCAGCTCTTCCAACCAGGCTTTGTTCAGCAACACGTTGTCTGTCACAGACCTGGATTCTGCTTCTTTGGCCAATTATGCCACCGGAGAACCTAATTTGTGGGTCCTTGACGGGAGCAAACTTTTGGTCCCAGGTTCAGAGCCCTACGAGAACGCTGGGTATTTAAGTATGGATTGCGTTTCTGACACAAACCATCCGATTATTACTTTCTCTTTCAGCAAAACACACACTGAAAGAATCCCCGGAATTATAATCGTGTGGTCGTCCGCTTTAAATGAATATGCAAAATCTTTTAAATTGACGGTCTATAACGGCAGCGATCTTGTTGCAACAAAACAAGTTGACGACAACAAGTCTGTTGAATCCTCTGTAGATTTTGAGATTTCCGGATATGATTCAATCAGTCTGGAAATTTTAGAGTGGTGCATCCAGGGCCGCAGAGCCAGAGTGGAGCAAGTTGAATTTGGCTTGCGTGTCCAATTCAACAAAGCGGATTTGCTTTCTTATACGCACGAATCAAAGCGCGACCCGATTTCTGGGCAGCTTTCCAAAGATTCCGTTTCGTTTTCTGTTGACAACTCCGAACAACGCTGGAACCCGGTAAATCCAGATGGACTTTATCGGTATCTTTATGAACGTCAGGAGATTTCAGTTCAGTACGGCATGGACATTGGAGATGCGGTCGAATGGATTGACGGAGGAAAGTTCTTTCTTTCTGGATGGTCAATTCCAGCTAATGGCATAACGGCATCGTTTGATGCCAGGGACGCCCTATCTTTCCTTCAAGATTCCATTTATACCGGGCACACGAGTGGAACCCTTTATCAGATGTGTTTCGATGCGTTAGAGCTTCTGGATGTTTCCGGAATATCTTACGAAATTTCGGAAGAATTAAAGGACTATTCTTGCGACATTTCATCCGATACTTCTTCCTACAAAAACGCAGACATTCTTCAGCTTGCTGCAAACGCAGCCGGGATGGCTCTTTACCAATCCAGAGATGGGGTCATTCACATTGAACGTGTTCCTCTTGTTCCAGTCACGAGGTCTGATATTGAGGAAATATCGCTCTTGAATAGCTTTAAATACCCAGAAATAACGTTTTCGACAAAAATAAAAAACGTATCGTGCAAGATTGGCGGCGAATCCGTTTTTTTTCCAGCCGGAGCTAGTGGGAACGGAGCGACCCAAAGCATCAATAATCCGCTTGTATCGAAATCTGTATCTTCTAGCGCAAAAAATGCGTTGACCGAAACATACGCACTTCTTTCTAACAGAAGAAAGGTAAACTTGGAATTTCGTGCAAGCCCTCATATTGATGCGTTGTCTTTTGTTAGAGCAAACCATCAGTTTGGATATGCATCGAACGTTCTCGTTACGGATGCCAAGTATACATTTAATGGCTGTTTTAAAGGGACGATGGAAGGATATATGGTGGAAAGCGCGAGTGCCCTTAGACTTGACAAGGGTTCCGTTTTTGTGGCTCCTGGAGAGACCGTTCGGCTAACCGCAACGCTTGTTCCTTCCTCAGAGGATTCCCCAGCAATCGGATGGGAAGCATCTCCTCCCGGCGTTGTTTCCATTTCCGTGGTTTCCAATAAAGGCGGCGTTTCCGCTTGCGACATTTCTTTTGTTTCCAGTGGAGATGCCGTAGTCACAGCCTTCGTATCTTCCGTATCTGCAAAGTGTACTGTTATCAGTCAGGCTCCGTCTTTGTCGGATATGCCGGAAGGTTCGTCTGTTTACATTCAAGAAAGTGGTGCGGATGTAGAGTTTGTTGTTGCAAAACATGGGTATGAGCCTGGTTTAAATGGTCCCGGGAGAACACTTCTTATCAGGAAAGAACCTCTTGCTGAAACAGTGTGGAACCAGACGCACGTCAATACATACGACGGAAGCTCCATCGACAGGCTGTTGAAGGGAGACTACGCAAACAGATTTAGCGATACCGTCAAGTCCGCAATGGGGCTTACCTCTTTCTATTACACGGTAGGTGGTAGCACTACGGAAATCAGAACGCTTTCTCGCAGTGTTTTTCTCCCGTCTATTTATGAGATGTTTGACCCGGAAGACAAAAACGCAGATGTTTATGTAAATGGCAGTAACCCATTTTTCAAAAAAGAAGGTTCTGTACTACCAAAGCAAACCCGAAATGTTTTTGTTCAGTCTTATGATGATTCCGCCAATCGTCTTATCCGCAGATGGTCACGTTCCCCTGCATGGCGAGATTTTGATGGAAACCATATCGTGGGCCAACTCGTTGGGACTTACAGTCTTGGAACGTCTAGTGCAGGTAGGATTTTTTTCCTCACAGAGCAGTACAATGCTTGGAGCTCTAACAAGTTCAGCCCTGCTTTCACGCTTCCGTCCACGACTAAAGTCGGCAACGGCAAAAAGATTTTGCTTTAAGGAGGGACTATGGCGATTTGGATTACAGACAGAAGCCAAGACGATGTTGACCGCCTAAAGTTCATTTACGGCAAAGCCGTGAACGGGACCTGGACGGATGAGGAAAAAGCGGAGTGGCTTTCCGGTATGAAAGGGGCTCTTGACTACAGAGATTTTTCGAGAATAGAAACCGGCATATCCGAGCTTGCTTCACTTCTCGGTGCGGACGTAGATGTCAAGACGGACTGGGACATAAACGGGTATCTTACCACGTCAGATGCTACTAGGTGGCTGTCAAATGTTGAATCCATCCGCTCAAAAAACTCGGGGGATGCCAAAACTGCGCCGACACCTACGTCTATGGATAGGCTTGGATTCGAGACAATGAACCAACTTGAAAGCATTTTGTCAGACATAGAATCAATCGCCAAAACTTACGTTACTTTTTCTGGCGAATACATGGCTGGGGAGGACCAATATGGTTTTTGAAGACCGCATATCAAAATATCCTGGCAGGTGGACGTTAGTCCGTGAGGATGGGTCGTCTGAAATTGTAACGCTCGTCCGAAACGACGAACCCATAAAGGACGGCACACCAATCAACGCATCCACTTTAAATGAGCTGAGTACAGTTGCAGGTGCCATCAACGCAAAAGAGGAAGCCGTTTCGGCGGCAAATTCCGCTGCGGAAGAACGTGCAAAAGCAGAACAGGCTGCAAAAAATGCCGCAAAAGACGTTTCTGCAATTGTAAAAGCAGACTCCGAAAATGCAGCTTTGTCTGCTGCTGCTGCCAAGACAAGCGAAATCAATTCAAAGCGTTCGGAATCTCAGTCTGCTACTTATTTGCAGGGCACAAAAGAATACTTTGAGCAGGTCCGCACCATCACCATCGGTGCACAGGGGTGGTACGCCACGCCGGAAGCTCTGAAAGCCGCTGTTCCTATAGGCGAAAATGGCTGGTGGGCAGTCGTTGGTACTACGGACACCATTTGGACGTGGGACGGTGACACCGGCGCGTGGGTCGATACCCGCAAAGAGGTGGATCTGTCAGACTACCTGACGCAAAACCAGATCAGGCAGCTGCTTGAGCAGTACATGCCCCTTCGCCCCGCCACTGCTACCTTGCTGGGCGGCGTGAAGGTAGGCGACTATCTGGACATTGCCCCGGACGGCACCCTGAGCGGCAAGACGCTGTATGACA